TCAGTTTCTAGGAACTTCTTCATACCGCCGTTGCCACCGAGGTGAGCCATTGCGATAAGACCTGAACGAGTAATGTTTACCCCGCCTACAGTCTGTCCTACAAACTTGTCTAAGCCGTTGTCATCGATAAAGGTTTCAATATCTGCAAAGTGCCAATCAGCAATCGCTTCCTGCTCTTCCTCAGACATTGCCTTTAGATCAGCTACAGTGTGAGAAGTGTTATTGGCATTGTTGTAATCATCTAAACGAGCTTGCCCAAACTGGTACAAGCCTACATGATCTTTGCCATCTTCTTTGTTAAAGTCTACGGCTTCAGTATCTCCACCGCTTTCCCCTGAACGCAGGGCTTCACGTACACCTGATACAGTTGCTGGATCTCCTTTAGGGCCAAGGATAGCATCCATCTGGCGGTTCATTTCATCCGTATACCCATCTCTGGTTAGGGCATCCTTATCGGAGAGATCTTGTAAGTTACCTTCAAATGCAGCTTTTGTATCATCACCCATGCTATCTCTATTAGCTGCGGCATTCCGAGTGCTATCAAACGAAACATCCAGATCTACATCACTACGGCGTAGCAGAGGCCCTTGCATAGGCCCTACTTCTGTTATGCGTTTGTTAAGCTCTGTGAACTTCTCTTCTGCATCGGAATAGCTATCGCCATAAGCCTGCAGGTGATCCATAGCAAACTGCATAAAGTTAGGATTGGTAGCGTCTCTACCGTTTTGCTGCAGAAGTTTTTTAGCCTTAGTACGTCGATCACGAATAACTTTTTCTTCTTGCTTTGCCTCTAAAAGCGCAGCCTCTAGCTTACGCTTACGGGCTGTCTCATTCTCTCGTGCAAGTGCCCTAGCATCTGTCCGCTCTTCATCTTTAAGTTTATCAGCACGGTTACGGGCGTAGCGCTTCTCTTCAGCTTTTTCAGCCTGCTTAGAGCGGAAGGCATCAGAAAAGCTACTCGTGGCAGCTTCAAAGAAATAATCAGAGTTACTACGGGCAGGGCGGTTATAGTTGAGCGCTCCGCTTTCGATCTTAGCTTGCGTATCACGCCATCCCATTACAGCATCTCCTCTTCATTTTCTTCGTCTGCTTGTCCAAGCATAGCGGCCTGTTCCTCATCAGAGGCAGGCTCATCCCCTTCCATAGGCGGGGCCATAAAGCCCATTGCACCTTCAGGGCTTTCCTCTATCTCAACTTCTTCGACATCATCGTCATCTTCAAAGATGCCCAGCGCCATTTTAAGTGAGGTAGGTGTAATAGGCTGTCGGTTCTTTTCCTCTATGCCCATCTCATGCTTAATATCATTTTTCTTAGCCACAATCTCAATGTAACGAGCTAATGGCCCCGCCATGAGAATGGCTAGATCTATCGGAAACTTACCTTTAGAAATCCCCTGCATTAGCAATGATGAAACAACAGTAGTAATAGGCAAACCTATCTCAAGCATAGAGTAGGTAAGCTCTGCCTGCTCTTGTTCAGAAAGCTTTTCAATCAGATAGTCTACGCCATCATCATAGTCGGTAATCTCTGGGGGCCTGTGCCACGGATAGTTGCGGGTATCCGAGGTAAAGTTCTCACCAGGAATAGGAGCATCAAACATTTTAAGCATCGTCATCTATCTCCTCTTCGTCTTCTTCCACCTCATCAAAGTCGCCATCTTCTAAGGCTTCTTCATAGGCATCAAAGTAAGCAGGGGTGTAGAATATCTTCCCTTGCTCAGTGACATTACCTGTCTCCTCCGCCATCTTTCCGTCTAGGAAAGCTCGGATAGACTTAACGACTGCTTCTTCAAATTTCATTGTGGCAACTTCCTGTAGTTAATACGCAGGTGACCATCCTCGCCTACCTTCACAGCTTGCGGATATTTCCGTGCTACCTCTTGCGCTAAGTAGCCTTTATTGCGCTGACCTTTGGCAATCTTGCTGCCTTCTTCAGTCCAATCCCATTCGTATAGACCTAAGCCGTTTTTAGCTGTGCCCGTCTTACGAATGTTTTCTTTAAGGGCGGTATCTGAAATTCCTAAAATAGAAGTCCAATCAAGACTCCCTGCTATAGCGCCACCAATAGTACCTAGGAACCCAAATAGACCGCCGCTGCTATTGCTTGCTTGCTGCCCTGCCTGCGCTTGGATCTGCGCTACTAGAACTGCACGATCACGATCTGCTTCATTCTCTGCGGCTTTAAAGAGGTAGTCTAATTGAGCATCAACCCTATCCCACATCCGATTTAAGCCTTCCTGAGACAGGTCTAGAAGGTTCTTAACGTCAGTGTTGGCAGCATCAAACTTCATCTCTGTATTCGTCTCTACGACGGTCTGACGCCACTTAGCGTTGGAAAGATCGATGTTGTATTGCATGTCGGCATAGAACTGGTCACGATCATTCTCAATCTTAGTGTTAAATTCAGAAGCATCGTTAATCTCGCCAGCATTAAAACGCTTCATCTCGTTTGCGGCTAAAGACGTAGCTTCGTTAGCCCGCATAATTAGACCATCATAATACTTAGCCATGTCGTTTTCTTGCTCTGCAGAGAACAGGCGCTGGGCATTGGTAGCCTTCTGATCTTCAAACAGAGCGTCAATACGGGCCTTCTTGTTGATGACCTCGGCTTGCTGTTTGTTCTCTAAGTTTTGCAGATCCATCGTGAAGAAGGTCTGGGCGTTTTGGATAGCTGCAGCTTCACGGGCATCCATGTTAGCTAACTCAAACTTAGACAGGGTATTAGCTTTGTTAATAAAAGCTTCCTGCTTATTGTCTAAGTTCTTGATAGTTAGCGTCTGGAAAAACGAGGCTTCTTTTTCTGCAATACCTAATGTGCTTTCCATCAGGGCGTTAGACAAAGCTGCCGTAGCCGCCGTTCCTGTCATACCCTTAAATGCAATACTCTTTTGTACATTACGGGCAGTGGATTGCGCCCAACTAGGTATCTTAGGATTACCCTGTCCATCCTTAAACTCGGCAGAAATAATCTTCATCTGCCCCATAATCGTGGACTTTGAGTCAGTGTAGTTACCTTCGCCTAGCTTATCTGCCAGCAACTTACCTGCAACTGTAGTGGTATCGATAATGCGGCTGATGTCCTGCGTAGCGTACTGGTTAAGAGCCTCGCCTACATAGTTGGTTGTACCATCGGCGTTAGTACCCGTGGCTGCACCTTCCATGTCTATAAGGTAGCCATTAGCATCTACCAGTGCGGCGTCTTTAACCTCACCCGTCACAGGGTCTACCAGATTAGCAGGATCTGACACATCACCTAAAACCGTCTCTGCGGTGTAAGAGGCAGCATCCTTAGCATCGGGGGCTGTTGTAGCTGTAGCACCATCTACCGTTGACGCAGTGTAGCTAGGATCAACGCCTTGCTGGTAAATATCTTTATTGCCATCGATGTTTGTGCCTGTAGCATCAGCATCCATTGTAGGAATTTTGCTGGTCAGGTTTATGCCACGATCATCTAAGAATTTTTTAGGATCTGCTATAAGTGCATCTAACTTTAAATTAGACGCATCCATACCCGACTCTGTTAAAAGCTCAGTAAGGGCGTCACCGTCATATGTACCTGTTTCTTCAGCGTCATTAACTGCTTGTGAAACCTGCAGAGCCACGCCTAGATCCCTGTCATCTTGATTATCAGACGCTAAAAGTTCGTTAATGCGTGAATAGTCTGTGGCATCGTTAACAGATCCATCTTCCCCTACAGAAACGTCATAGGGCAGTCCTATTTTGTTAAAAGAATAATTAGTACCATCTGCACGGGTATAGACTGCTACACCGTTGTAGGTTTCTACTTTATCCGTCTCAAAGTCCACACCGCCTAGCCATAGGATTGCCCTACCGACCATCGTACCTTCCATAAGACCTGCAACAACTCCTGCTTCACCTGTGATAGCATCAGTATCAATACCTGTAATTTCACCTTTTTCATTTGTGGTGTAATATTTAGGATCCCAGTAGTACCCTGCAGAACCATCCGTATTAGGGCCTTGGTATTCATATCCATCAGGCGTAGATCCTGAGTTAGAATTATCTGAACTCCCTGAACCTGAATTACTTGCCCCAGAGTTACCAGAGCCTACCGAACCGCCGCTATTAGACCAGCCCCCACCCCAGCCATCATCATCATCATCAGTCGATCCAGTATTTGTACTAGACCCTCCGCCGACAGATCCACCGCTGTTTGACCAACCCCCACCCCAGCCATCATCATCATCATTATTGCTGGTGTACCCAGTACCTTCACCACTACCATACCCTGAAGAACCTGGGGGATATGCAAGAATACCTGCAGGCCCTTTAAGCCCCATACCGCCTCGTGCCCGAAGTAGTTGCTCTTCTTCAGGATTGATATACGCCAACATATGGGGTTGCCCTAAAATGGACGTGTATCGGGGCGCTTTGGTTTTTGCGTCAGCCATTATAGTTTATCCCTCTCAGTATTACATGTGCGGATACGGTCACGTAGCTTCGCATAATCTGTGATAACCATCGGAATGGTTGTGTAGCCTTCGTCTAAGGCGTCCAGTTCGTCTGCTAATGCTCGGTTAGATGCAGGAGAGTATTGCTCCATAGGTGGGCAATATACTTCCAGCTTAGTCCTATAGACCGTTCCCTCGCAGGCGGTCAGTGAGACTACGGCGATCAGTAATAGTATCGTCTTCATGTTCTGCCATCGCTTTATAAAAATCAGACGTTTTCTTCTGCGCCTGTAGATCGTCCCGCAGGACTTTATTCTTTTCTTTTGCAGCGCCTTTGACCTTGCCCATCACGTAAATGATAGGCAGGGCCAGAGCTAAAGCGCCGATAATGTAGGTCTTGATCTTTCCAAAGATGAACATCAGTGGACGCCTTCTTTATGATCCTTAAATCGGGCATAAGCAGCTAAGGCGATACCGCCGACTGCACATAGCAGGAAGATAAGCTTTAAGCTCTCAGCATAGGCTACAAGCCCCTGTAGCTGCCCTGCCATCTCGTTAAGACCAGTAGCTGCACCAGCTATACCTACCCCTGCCATAGTCTTAGATTTAGCCAGTGGCTTAGGGGCTGCAGCGGATATCTTCTGCGGGGCTACAGGGCCACCGTCATCCGCTGGTAGTTTAGCATCTGAAGAGAAGATAGCGGCTTCTGCAGACCGCCTACGGGTGAGGCCCTTGAGCGGCGTAAGCTGCCCATTAACTCTTGCCTTATTCCAGCGCATAAGCTGCTCTGGTACATCGTCGTACAAACCTTTGTTAAGCTTTTTTAAGAGCGTAGAGCTACGGAAGTTACCGCCGCCGAGGTTGAATACGAATGACACCAAACTGTCGAACTGGCCTTGAGTCAGAGGTACAGTAACATACTGCTTAACGATGTCCGCATGTTCACGAATATCGTCTAAAAGCCGAAGCTCTGCTTCCTCTTTGGTAATCTTCATACCAGAACGGACGCCCTTACAGGAACCCCATCCTATCGTCCAACGGTTAGCTGGACAGCGGTATGAGCTAATCATACCATCTGGTTGTACTCTATGTAGACCTTCAAAACGCTTGATGAGATCTACGCCTTCTTTTGATACTGCTTGTGGATGCATATTTATACCGTCTGTGAAAAAGGTGACATGAAACCTGACGTTGGTACGTTAGGCTGTCCCTGACGTGGGCTTGCCTGCATGGCAGGACTTAAATTACCCATTGAAACACTAGCACCTGGCATTGCCTCTATGTTGGCGAGATCCCCCAATGCCTTGTTGATGTTAATAACATTCTGACCAATAGTTTCACCTGTCTGGTCAAATGCACGTAGCATCAAATTACCATTTACATCTATAGAACGCTGGATGGCATTACC